CGCCGACGAGATCGCGGAGCTCGACACGATCGTCGAACCGAACGTCAACACGATCAAGGCGACCATCGAGGAGTACTACAGCAATTACAACGACTCGGTCGCGACGGTCAAGGCGGTCGCAGGGAAAACCTATTTCGTTGAAACGGACAACCCGGTCGACGGCGTCCAGAACGTCTTTGTTACTCCGACGCCAGCATCGGTCGAACTGTTAGGCGGGACGACGATCAAACTCGTTGCAGCTGCAACGACCACGTATACGATCGCGGCGTACGAGGACTTTGTGAACCTTGTGATTCCATACAACCCATACACGGTCCGGAACAAAGAGAAGGGCATCGAGTACAAATTCGACGATCCCATGCCGATCATGGACGCAAACATCGGCTCGGTCACGGCGCTCTCCCTTGCGGGGCTCCTGGAACGGTCAAACATCGTCTACGAATTCCAGTACAGGGGCAATCCGCACATCCAGCCGCGCGACGTTCTGGATGTCGAGGCCGTGACGTGGGAAGACGTACAGGAGACGGTCGGCGGGTTGTATCCGGCAACGGACCTGTACCCGTCCGCGAGCTTGTATCCGAGCGGCGAATATGAGCCTGCCCGGAAGATGGTCCGGAAGTGGGTCGAGATGACCGTCGACACCGTCACGCTGGAACACGGCGAAGGCGGCGGGCTGACGTCGAAGATAAGAGCAAGGAAAGGGATCGTGTAATGGCCAAGTTAGAAGAAATCAGAGGCTATGAAATTGTTTATTATAACGAGTTATCAACTCCGTATATTGCAGTAGAAAACGGCGGGCAACGTGACACCTATTTGTCTGTGCCGACTGTTTCGGAGGCTCGTAAAGCGTTCGAAGTTCCGGACAGCACAAAGGTCACATATATAAACCTTTTCCGAAACATAGTAAGCGCAGGGTTCCCGAGAATACCAGATGGCGGGGAATCGTACCAGAGCTTGTTTAGAAGTTCCGGGGTTGTCGTCGCGCCGAGCATCCCGAAAAACGTCCCTATATATTATCTTTTTAGAGATTGCGCCAGCTTGTTGCAACCCGCAGTCATCCCAAAAGGAGCGGGAAGCATCGAAGACATTTACCGCGGATGTTCTTCGATGCTATACCCGGTTTCCGTCCCCGATGTGCCTGGCTCTAAACGGTATCTGTATGAAGGCTGCGCGAATATGACCGGCGAGTTTGTATGCCGGACGGGATCTGGCGTTTATTCGAGTTTTTTGAAGGACACGGTAAAACCTATTATAGTATACGGCTCCAAGTCGATCGGCGAGGCGATCGCGGCCTCTGCCAACAACGGCAACGCCAGCTGGCAACCGTGGTACGATCCGGTACCGGCAGTAACGAATCGCGGGCCGAATTCATACACGACCGCCGAGGACATGACTCGGATGGTCCGGAACGGAGCTCTGGCGGTCAACACGTACGCACCGGGCCGGATGGTCTACAACCGGGGCGACATTGTCCGGGAAGACGAATGGAACGCGCTGGTCGAGGCGGCGCAGACGATAGACCCGACGGTCACGTATTCGACGGTCTACAGCAATCTGAACAAGATCGAAGCGGCGTTTGATTCCGCATTGTAGGAGGGCAAACATGGCATATACAAAAACGAACTGGGTGAACGGCTCCGCTCCAGCTCTGGACGCGGATCACCTTAACAAAATCGAGGACCAGCTGGAGCTGCTGACGGCTGCGATCGATGCGCTTCCGGTGAAGATCCAGGCTGGGTCTGTCACAGGACCATCACTCACGACCAAGACACAGGGGGACGTCACGGTAGCGTTCCCGACCGCTTTCGCATCAGTGCCGACGGTCGTGCTGGGTCTGATGTCAGCATCGACATCCCCGGACCTCGGCAGCATATCGGTCGCGCTGGTATCCGTAACAAGAGACGGATTCACGGCGCGTTTTTTCAACGATTCGGCCGGGACAAGAATCCCGAACGCGAGATGGGTCGCGGTGGCGTTATAAGAGAGGAGAAAACAATGAACGAATTAATCAAAGCCGCTCTGATCAGGGCGGTCCGTACGATCTGCCAGACGGCGATCGCCACGATCGGGACGTCGTTCGTGCTGGAGGACGTCAATTGGTGGATCGTGGCATCCGCTTCGATTCTGGCGGGGATCCTGTCCGTGCTGACAAGCATCGCGAACGGCCTTCCGGAGGCGGACTACGCGACCTATTTGCACATGGACGTCCCGGAACCGGACGATGCGGAGGTGGACGAATATGAAGACGAGGACTGAACTATTAGAGATCGCGAAGAAACAGCTCGGTAACGGCGGGTCCGTGTATCGGTCGTATTGCGACGCCAGCGGGAACTACTGCAATATGTTCGTGTTCTGGCTGTTCGACGACCACGGCTGCGGGTCGCTGTTTCCGCTGCCGAACCGCAACTATTACCGGACGTATTGCCCGGACTCAATCAAGTGGTGCCGGGAGAATCTGGCACAGATCCCGCCATATCTGGCGCTCCCGTGTGACATCATATACTTCGACTGGGAGCCGAACAGGATACCGAATCACATCGGCATTGTGAGCCACCGTATCAGTACGTCCCACATAGCGACGATCGAGGGTAACACAAGCGGAGGAATCGTAGCGGCGAAGGACAGGAAGGCAAAATACGTGCTTGGCATCTACCGGACACATTTTGCTCCGACGGGCAAGCTGTCGAAGGTCCGGCTGGACGAGGCGAACACCGAGGTCGGGTACGTAACGATCTACAACCTGCAGCTGGCCCTCGGTATGAAGGCGACCGGCATCCTCACGAAGGAAACGGTCAAGGTCCTGCAGCGGAAGGTCGGGGCGACTGCCGACGGTGCATGGGGACCGTCCACGTCCCGGAAGATCCAGAAGAAGATCGGGGCGACACAGGACGGCGAGTTTGGCCCAGATTCGGTCCGTAGGTGGAAAAAGTGGATAAATAAGATAAACTATCCATCAAGCGTTAAAAAGCCCGCAGAAACAAATCCAGCCTCCCAGACAAAGGCTCCTGTGAAGAAGACGTACTCCGGAACACTGCCGACACTCAATACGAACGCGAAAATCATCAACAGCATGGCGTTCCATCAGTGCTGGCCATACGGAACGAAGCAAAACAAATACACATACAAGAAGGGCAAACCGCTCGCTGCATACACGAAGGGCATCGACAAGGCGTACCCGAACCACAAGAAGTGGCCGAATAAGAAGCAACGGGTCGGGGCGTGCTGCGATGTGTTCGTTGGCGAGTGCTGCGGCAACGTAGGCGTTCCGGTCCCGAAGGACTTGAAGAACCAGCTGAAGAAGATGCCGAAGATGACATCGAAGCTGACTGTGTCGAAGAACTACAAGGCCAGCCAGTTCAAAGCCGGTGACATCGTGGCCAGAGGGCGGAAGGACTACAGCGGTCACACATTCGTAGTCGCGGTGGTCTACAAGATCAAGAACGGCAAGATCGTCGGCACGAAGTACGTCGCAAACAGCCATTACAAGAAGCTGGGCGGCACGTACGCGGTCATGGATTCGAAGTCTGTTACCCAGAAGCCGAGCAAGTGGCGGTATTATTACTCGTACCGGGTCAAGGGCGCGATCCGGACGTGGTACGGAATCGGAGACTACGGCGTAGACGTGTACCGGATCCAGGCGTTCCTCAAATGGGCCGGCTTTTATAAGGGCGCGCTCGATTTCGTTTTCGGGCAGAAGACCGCCGACGCTGTCAGCGCGTTCCAGAAGGCTCTTGGATGGAAGCCGGTCGGACGGTGCGGAACAGATACGATAAAGGCAATGAAGACGTGGAAGAAATGACAGGGATTATTTTAGGACTATCAATAGGCGCGGGCGTCGCCTACATCATCGCGGCGCTCGTACAGACATCGAAGAACGGAAGGGGGCGTTTCTGATGGTGGCGACAATCATCGTGGCGGTCGTGAGTTCCAACGCATTGTTTGGGCTGATAACATTCTTAATTAGCCGGCACGACAGGCGAAGGGACGATAGGGAAGACCGAGACGACAAAATACTGAAGACCCTCGCGGCTGTATCTTATACGGCTCTTTCTGACAATATCGAAAAAAGGCTGGACGCCGGGTACGCTACCCCGGAACAACGCCGGGAGCTCGACATATTGTTCGAGGCGTACAAGGCTAACGGCTGGAACGGAGACATGGACGAACGAATCAAGAAGGTCTATGCGCTCCCAACGAAGAAATTACACTGATGGAGGTCACAATGAACACAGTTACATTGAATTTCAGAGCCGACGACCAGCAGCTGGTCCGTACGGGCTCGGAGAAATTCGCGGCGAATACGGTCAACTACATCCGCGCGGTCTTCGATCTGGGTGACGGCTGGGACGGGTTCGACTCGGTCCGGGCGGTCTGGGCAACGGACTTCGCGAAGATAGCGACCGTGCTCGATTCGGACGGGGCGTGTGCCGTGCCGTGGGAGGTGCTGAAGCGGGTCGATACCGTCATGGTCAACCTGGTCGGAAGCATCGCCGATGGGGACGTTCTGACGGACAGGCTGACGACGTACAAGGTCAAGGCTCTGGACGTCAACGGCCGCACGAACATTGCCGGCACGGAAACCGCCGAGATCACGCCGAGCCAGTTCGAGCAGTTTGTAGAGGCGGTCAAGGAAGAAGTAGGCAAAGTCAAGGACATTTCAGACGTAAGACTGAACGATGATTATACCCTGACATTCATCTTTTCAGACGAGACGGAATGGACTACGCCTATCCCTATCCGTGGCGAACAGGGCGAAACAGGTAACGGAATCGCATCTGCGGTTCTGAACGCCGACTACACGCTGACGCTGAACTTCACGGACGGAACGCACTACACAACGCCACCGATCAGAGGATCACAGGGCGAGACAGGCAACGGCATCGACCGCATAGAAAAGACTGGGACGGTCGGTAGCGTGGACACCTACACGATTTATTTTACGGACGGAACTACAACGACATTCGATGTCACGAACGGCGAAGTGACAAAGGCGGAACTGGAAGAGTTACTCCCAACCGAATCAGCAAGCGGCTCTATCGTATCATTCCCTGACGGGCAGAGTGTGTTTCCGATGAAATCCCTCAAAGTAAACCTTGAACCAATCCAAGACCTACACGGATACGACAAGCCGTGGAGTGGGGGAGCAGGAGCAAACATATGGGGTGGTGAGAGACTTGCTGAAGATGTAAGTGAAGCACTTGGCATATCGTATGATGCTGTCAATAAGACAATTCGTATCAATATAGGTGGCGCTGGTGATGACGCGAGCATAATTTTCTCCAAAGGAATAACGTTCAAGGAAAATACTCGGTACACACTGATTACGGACGGAACGGCTTCGGGTCTGCTAAATATGATGTTCAAATACACAGACGGAACTACGGACAGGTCTCTTGGACGAAACCCACAAATCGGTGCGTATGTGTCAGCCGAGGGCAAGACCGTTGCTAATTTGGTATATCGTTCGTATAGAGGAAGTACAGTATTGAACTATGAAAAATGCGGGATTTTTGAGGGTGTCAAAACCGTTGCTGACTTTACACCCTACTCCAACATCTGCCCCATATACGGACATGACAGCGTGGGAGCGGTTGTTAGCCCGACACAAGACGCAGAAGATGGCACGACCTACACCGCAGACCTACCGCAGACTGTATACGGTGGATGGGTTGATTTGGTGAGTGGTGAAGGCGAGATTGACAGGGTAACGCACAATTACACCGCAAACGATGTTATACGGAATGGCGGTATTTCCGATTTGAGTACGTCCGACAACCAAATAACAAGGGTAAGTTACAACAAGTCGAGAAACCCAACCATTCCGATTGCACCACAACCAACAGACGCAGAACAGGACAAGGGTCGGTTCTCGCATGGTGATTATTTCGCAACAAACAGTGGTTGGTCGTCAAAGACATATCACGGGTATGCGGCGGGCGATTCATCGCATATTTTTATCAAATGCGCACCGAACGAAACGGCAATCAACGCATACTTGACAGAACAAGTCAATGCGGGAACGCCTGTACAAATGGTAATCCCTCTCGCCACCCCAATCCCATTCAACATCGACCCACAGGTTATCTCCACGCTCCGTGGTCGCAACAACGTATGGAGCGAACAGGGGGATGTGGAAGTGACGTACAAGGCAGATATACAGTTATACATCGACAAAAAGACAAACGAATTAGCAGTGGCGATTTCGGCACTGTAGAAAGGAGACAGATATGTTCAGTTTACACGATTTCATCATGAAAACACTCAAAGGCATGGTCGGACAGTACCCAGATTTCCAAGTCATGGAGTTCGCTCTGAACTGGTACGCAAAGGGCAAACTGAAAGAGGATGACCTTGCCGAAGTCGAGGAGTGGTTCGCGCCGGAAGAAGAGGAGACCGAACCGACCGAGGAAGAGACGGCAGCCGAACCAGATCCCGCCGAATAACATCGATATAGGCAGGGACGCGCACGTTCTCAGGCATTACGTTGCCCCTTTACATTTACGGGCGGCGCGATCCCTGTTTATATACCTGTCTATTGGTCCTCCTTTTGTTCCATAGACGCAAGGCCCGGGGCATTACGCTCCGGGTCTTTTGCTTTATTTGATTCTGTTCCGGAAATGTTCCTGTTCCTCGTCATTCAAGATCTCGTACATGGCGACGACCATCTCGACCTTGTCACTGCTGGGCTCTTTGTCTGTGCTCCGGAGGAAGAACGAGGTGATCGTGCTGGTGAGGGATCCGATCAGACCGATGCCTACGAGCATCAAACAACAGGCGATGATCCGGCCGGCACCAGACGCCGGGGACAGATCTCCGTACCCGACAGTCGTCGCTGTAACGAACGACCACCAGAGCGCATCCTTAAAGGCCATGTGTTCGAAGTACGTCATCGCTACAGCTGCAACCAGGATCAAGACGGAGCAGACCATAAGGATATATTTGAATCCGTTCGTGTCGAAGAATTTCCGCGACCGCTTTCCGAGACGCGCCGAGATGGCACCGATCCGGAAGAGTTTCAATAGACGGAGCATCTTCACGAACCGAGCCATACGGAACACGCGCATTGCGGAGTTAAACGGGAGTATCGCGATCAGGTCGAAGATGTTCTCTTTGAAGAACGAGCGTTTGCTATCCGCCATTATGAAGCGGACGACGTAATCTATCACGAAAAGCGCATAGATCGTCCAGTCCGCGATCCGTTCGGGGCAGGTGAGCCCTCGGTTAAAATCCAAAACAGCAAAGACAACCGACACCACGCAAAGGACGGCTATCAGCAGATAGTATATTTTTTCTTTTATTGACATTGTATTACCTCTAAACAAATGGCGCGCCAGCAAAAAGGGAAACCGACGCGCCGGCCTCCGTATGGAGACGTCCACACGACCATATTAACAAGAATTTATTGACAATTCAATTCCCAGAGAGTAATATAACCGTAGGTGATTCGAATTAAACACAGGGAAGAGGGTACGGTCCGCAAAATGGCGGGCCGGAGTAAAAGACTCGCAACTATTCCGATAATCATAAGTTCTGGAATACAATCTAAAGCGGGTAGGGTACCCTTGAAAACTGAATACGATTATAATTACGAATCACCAAAAGATCATAGATCGGAGGTGATTTTTTTAATGATCAGCAGAAGTTATCAGCAGTACGCCATCGTCGCAGCAGACTCGGCTCAACAACTCACTGAACAACTGAATGCGAAACTGAAAGAGCTGAAAGACAAAGGCCCGACGGTGACGTTCGAGGGGATGATCGCTCGGATCCAGTACATGGAGAGCGAAAGAGTTCCGGAAACGCTCGCGGAAGAGTATGAGTTGCAGGGCGTGCAACTCACTTGCCGAGACTGTCCGTTCTTTTGCCCGACAATGAAGGCAGACGGAACAGAAGATCTCCGGGCGAAATGGGGCGGCTGTCCGTTCGCGGAGTACAAGAAGACGGACAGACGCAGCAGAGCGTGTGACAAGTTATTCCAGGCAATGAACGACGGGAGGGTCAAATTATGCGTAGATGGAGAGTAAGAGAAGGAAGCATCGCAGACTACGGGCGAGTTATCCTCGCATCAATCGGTTTCTGGGCGGCATTCTTTGCCGTAGCGGTTACGACGTATCCAGTGTAGGAGGTGCACCATGACGAACAAGATCAATCAGAGGGCGCGCGTCCTCAACTGGCTGCAGACACACGACGGTCTGACGGTACGGGAAGCAGTAACGGAGCTGAACATCATGAGCCTTCCGAGGCGGATCATGGAGCTCCGGAGAGCTGGCAATAAGATTACCATGACATACAGGACAACACCAAATGGAACAAAGTACGGCGTCTATACGCTGGTAAAGGGAGGAAAGGAATGAGAACAAAACACAGGGTCATAGTGAAGTATGTACTATTTGACTTCGATGATTTGACAACGGCAGTTAATTTTGCAGAGCTGGCGATGAGCCACTACTCGAAGGAGAATCTCGAGCAGCTGGGCAAAACAGACGTCACTGTCCACATATACAGAGAGGAGGCCGACGATGAGTGAGAAGCTGAAGGGAGCCTATCAGAAGACGCTCGACAAAACGTATCTGGGGCACTGGGACGTTCCGGAGGACGGGGATCTAATCGTAACTATCGACCACTTCGAGAAGAACGAGCTCAAAAGCACGCCAACGGCTGCAGCTGAAAAGAAGCATATCTGTTATTTCAAGGACGCCAAACCTATGGTCGTAAACAAGACCAATCTGAAATTACTCGCGGAGGCGCTCGGATCCAACAAGTTCGAAGACTGGGAAGGTGAGACGGTCGCGTTGTGGGCGGCACCGGTCCCACAGGCAGACAGCGGCAAGGGGCTCCGCTTCAGACCGTACAGGCCGAAGGTGGAACAGTTCTACTGCAAAGACTGCGGCAAACTGATAACGGACCACGACAAGTACACCGCGAAGGTCATCGCAAACAGAGCGCTGTCGAACTACGGAAGATATCTTTGCTTCGACTGCGCGACTGCAGCCAAAGCGGAACAGGAGGAAGCAAACTTATGAACCGTCCAGCTACGATCTGGAAACCAGAGGCGGCACGTTTCGGCGGTGCGGTCTGGTACAAAGTCTGCCGGATCCGGAACGACGGAACGTGGGAGGCCGCCGGAAACTACTACCGGATGAAGAAGGGCGCGCAGAAGTACGCGGACGAATTGAACAAGGAGGAAACCGATGGAGTGCAGAAAGCCGAGTGAATGGAGAGTTACAGCGAATCCTGTCGGCGGCAAAATGTTGTACGCCGTCTATCGGATCCGCGACATCGACGAGGTAGATCATAGCGGAAACCGTCAATATCGAGGCGGATACATAGATGATAAAAGCAAGGCGGAAGCATATGCTCGCCAGCTGAACGAGGAGGGTACGAATGGCTAATAACATAAACGTGAGGGAGGTCATGGGAGCGGCTGAAAGACCCCGCTGCCTGTTCTTCGACCCGGTCGGCCCGGATCGATACGCGGCGATGGACCGGAAGAGGATAACCGAGCAGATCTTCGAGGAATGGTACCGGAAGATCAATGCAACAAATACCAGGGCGATCCCGGAAGACGTCCGGAGTCTGTATGAAGATGCGACGATCGCACTCTGTAAGATTCTGAACAAAGAAGAGGAACTCATAAAAGGGAGGGCGGACTATTGAAACACGAATTACTGAACAAAGCAAACTACTTCAGCCCGGAGGCGACCAGATCGTTCTGGTCCGTCTCCCAGTTCAAGGCCTTTAATAAATGCGAGGCGGCTGGGTTCGCTGAGGCTACAGGCCAGTACCAGCGAGAGACCACCGACGCGCTGCTGATCGGGAGCTACGTGGACGCGTATTTCTCGGATGAGCTTGAGAAGTTCCAGGAAGAACACGTCGGGGAAATGTTTACCAAGAAGGGCGAGCTGTATGCGAAGTTCAAAGACGCGGACCGTATGATCAACGCGATCGAGTGCCAGCCGCTCATGGAACAGATGCTGCGAGGCGACAAACAGGTCGTCATGGCCGCGGATCTGAACTGCATCCCGTGGAAGATCAAGATGGACGTATACGACGGGCACCGGATCGTCGACCTTAAAACCGTCAAGGACTTCGGCGATCTGTGGGACGAGACGGTCGGATCCAGACGGTCGTGGATCGAGTACTGGGGCTACGACATACAGGGCGCGGTCTACCAGAAGGTGGTCGAAGCGGTAACCGGTAAGAAGTTACCATTTTATATCGCTGCGGTCACAAAGGAGCGCGTCCCGGACGTGGCGGTCATCGAAATCCCGCAACACATTCTGGACGCAGCATACGGGCTGGTACAGGCGAATATCGAGCGGTTCGATCTGATCAAGAGCGGAGTCGTCGAGCCCAGACGGTGCGAGATCTGCGACTACTGCAAGCAGACGAAGATACTGATCGAGCCGGCGGTGTATGAGATAGCCGAGGCAGAATAGTAAACAGGCGGGGCTGGGTATATCAAGTTGTTTTCATTTGTACCTCTAAACATAAACTTCGAAGCCAATCATTCACCCGCCCCGCTTTATAAAAGGAGACACGATATGTTAAACGAAATAACCATACACGGATACTGTGGCAAAGACCCACAGAAGGAAACCGTGCAGGGCATCAAAGGTCCGTACAGCAAGACCACCGTCTCGGTCGGCGTGTCCAGAGACTTCGGAGACCAGACGGACTGGTTCTACTGCGTGTTCTACGGGGCAAAGGCGGACACCGTCGAGAAGTGGTTCCGGAAAGGCTCGCAGATCATCGTCAAGGGTCGCATGGAGTCCTACAAGCCGAAGAACGACCAGAACCGGACAGCGTGGGTCCTGAACGCGGAGAAGTTCGATTTCTGCGACAAGAGCACGACCGGACATGGCGTGTCCGGTGAGGGAGCACGGACAGCACAGGCAGGAGCGAACGGCGGAGCATCGGACGGGCTCGGCCCGATGGAAGACGACGACATTCCATTCTAATGGGAGCACGGAGGGCATACCATGAACATAGAACAGACATTATACGTTGCGACCACACTGCTCCGGCACTACGGGGAGCATCCTCAACAGGACGGTGCCATCATCGCCGGAGTCCTTGAGCTGCTTCAAGGAGCACAAGCACAAGTTGATGGAGCACCTACCAAAACGAAACGGAGCACGGACGATACACGGGGGGCAAAGCCGAAGCCAACCAAGTCGAAGTGCACGAAGCCGAAGGAGTTCGACACAGGGAAGATGATTGCGTGCCTCAAAGCGGGCCGTTCCGTTGCGTGGGTAGCCGACGAAATGGGAGTCACGACGCAGACAATCCGCAACCACATGAAGAAGGAGGGCATCGTGCTCAAGTCGGAGGCGAAGAATGAGTAAGATCCCACAACAGCTGACATTTGCAGAAACTACGAGCGAGTATGAGCGGTTCGTTGATAAGTTCAAACCGAAGAAAACAACGGACGACTGTTATACTCCGGAGAACATATACGAGGCGGTCCTGAGCTGGGTCTGCGACCGGTACGGCGTGGATCGTGGCGATGTGGTCCGTCCGTTCTGGCCCGGAGGCGACTACGAGCGATTCGACTATAAACCGGAGAGCGTGGTCGTAGACAACCCGCCGTTTAGCATCATTACGGAAATCTGCGACTTTTACAACCAGTACGGCGTGAAGTATTTCCTGTTCGCTCCGCACCTCACCAACCTCGGAATCTGTCGCGGGCACGGGTGTTGCCATGTAATTGTGAACGCCGGGATCACCTACGAGAACGGCGCGGTCGTCAATACATCATTCGTGACGAACATTGACGACCGGCTGGTGGTTGCGGATCCGGAGCTGTTCTATGCAATCAAGGCGGCAAACAAAGAGAACACCAAAAGCAACCGGACAATTCCGAAATACGAATACCCGGACAACATCGTAACGGCGGCAAAGGTCGGCTGGATCGTCAACAAGGGCGTGCCGTACGAGCTCCGGAAGGAGGACGCCGCATTTATTCGAAGTTTGGACTCACAACGAGCAGCCGGAAAGTCTATATTCGGTTCTGGTTTTCTGATTAGCGAGAAAGCCGCCGCCGAGAAAGCCGCCGCCGAGAAAGCCGCCGCCGAGAAATGGAAGCTGTCGTCGAGGGAAATGAGAATTATCGAGGAATTAGGGCATGGAAAATAACAGGTACATCATCGTGGACAGTCGCGAAAAGCCGAAAGCGATCGGCAAGATCCTGGAACACTTTGACCAGCGCGGGATACCCTATGAGGTCAGCAAGTTGCTCTTTGGCGACTACATGGACTACGGCAACCCGCAGCTGGTCATTGACCGGAAGCAGAACATAGCGGAGCTGGCGAAGAATTGCACGAGGGAGAGCGAACGGTTCCGGAGAGAACTGGAACGGGTGAAGGCGACAGGATCGGAGCTGGTGCTGCTGGTAGAACAGAACCGGTACAAAGACCGCGACGAGTGGATCCGCGTCGAGAGGCTGACCGACCTGATCTGCTGGTCATCGCCTCACATGATGGTCAGAGGTGAGAAGATCTACCGGGTACTGGCGAGCTGGTGCGCGAAGTATCCGCTGCGTGTCGAGTTCTGCGACAAACGAAGCACCGGCAAGCGGATCGTGGAGATATTGTACGGAGGGAACAATGAACAGAGATAGCTTTATATTCTACAGGAGTTTTTTCGAGAGCATCAACGAACTCGAGAGCAACGACAGGATCGCATTGTTCGAGGCTATATGCGCCTACGCTCTGGACGGTATCGAACCGACCATGAAGGGACCAGCTAAGGCCGTCTTTATGCTCATTCGCCCGCAACTCGACGCGAACACCCGCAAATATGTAAACGGATGCAAAGGTGGACGGCCACCGAAAAAACCTAACAGAAACCAAACTGAAACCAAACGGAAACGCAATGATAATGATAATGATAATGATAATGATAATGATAATGATAATGCGGCCGGTTCGGCCTCTCACTCAGCAGAATCAGATTTTTCATTTTTCGGAGAGCATGAGAACGTCGAGCTCACTCCGGACCAGCGCCAGGAGCTGACGGACAGATTCGAGCGTTCCGGGGCCCTGATCGATGAAGTCAGCGATTGGATCCACAACGCGAAGAACCACGTGCCGGATCACTACGGGCTCTGTATCCGCTGGGCGAAGAATGCGGGGTGGCCGAAACGACGACAGATAGAACCGACGAAGCCGATCATCGTAGAGGACCCGCTGGATCCGGACGAACAGGCGCGCAGGATGGCGGAGATGCGGGCAACATTGAACGCGGCGATCAGCAGCGGATGAGAGGAGGAACAACATGACGGAAATGGATAAGTTGGAGCAGTACCTGATACAGCACCGGATCGAGCATAACCGGTACAGGGAGACTGCTACGATCCGTGCGTGGGGTGGCGGAGAAATTGCAGAGGTACCGACCCGCGACCAGATCTGCGTCCCAGAGGAAGGCGATCGCTGTAAGTGGGATGCGATCTGCCAAGTCGGGTCGTACGGGTACGAGAAGGGGCTGCTGGAGATCTACGGCGACCTCGTGGATCCGAAAGAAGACGGCGACACGGTCGTCGGATTTCTAACGGCGGACGATGTGATCAAAAGACTGGAGGGCTGACATGGACACAATCATAGCTTTTGCACTTGGTTCGATACTGGGCGGCTCGTTCGGGGTCGTGGTGACCGCGGTGCTGGTCGCAGAAAGAGACGATAAGTGATACCAACGGATAAACCGTTGATATACCAATTGGCTCATGGACGCATGAGTGGGCGTGGTTGCAGGGGAACATAGCCTATAGGGCATTAAACCCGTAGTATGGGACAAACCACAGCAAGCCATAAGACGGTGGGGCGGCTTGCAAAATGCCGTGGGCGGCGGTTGGTCGGTAGCGGTCGAGTTACAGACGCAGAATACCACCCACTCGTTAGGAAGTGGAGAGGTTACTTTTCACTGACTGAAAGAATGAGGGCGGTGTTGCTCGTAGAACGAGCCTTAAATGATGGCGGTCAGCCGTCCTCACCCCGAAAGGGGAGAAAGGAATAAACATGGGAATATATTTAGGGAATTTATCTGTTGAACAGTTTGAAAAAAGAACAGGAATAATATTGAGCGATGAACATAGAGAATACATGAAAGCACACAGACAAGAAGCGGTAAACAACACACCGATTACAGACGGAGCATGGCATGGATTTGATATTCCGTTCATAATCATGACAGGCAACAAAGCAACGGCAGAATTTTACAGGGATATGCTTTCGGCTTATGATTGGTCGGAGTGCAAAGAATTACTTCAGATAGGTTGGGAAAGGAGCGAGTAATGGCTATATACATAAAGGGCATGGAAATGCCAAACTGTTGTGCACAATGTTCATTTGAAACATTATTCTCTGACGATATACATTATTGCACTGCTAAAGAGATTGCCGAAGAGATCCACACAGAAGACTATTGGAGATGTAGGCCATCATTCTGTCCAATTACAGAAGTGTCAGAGCCACACGGACGACTGATTGATGCGGATTCCGTAATGCGGAACAATTTGTTTACCGAAAGAGATAGGGGGTTCTTGAATGATGCACCCACCGTCATAGAAAGGAACTGAAATGAGTAAAGAAACCAAAGAGATATGGTGCGACAACTATGCTTGTCTATACTGTGTGAATGACATTTGCACAAGAGAGCCAAACGAAGCAACTGTTGAAGCCGAAATCAGCGGAAAGAGAGACAGAGACTGTCCTCTGTCATGGGGGCGATGAAGATGACAAAGAGTGAAGCGTATGCAATCGTGCTACAAGACTTACAGAAGTGCAGTGTGTTCACAGGGCTGTACGACGCAAAGAACGGGTCAAGGATATTTATGAATGGCATATCGAATGTCATGGATACGATAGCGTATGGCGTAAGTGAAGAAGTGGGTGATGCGTTCGCTGACCTGTTTAACGACAATATGATCAAGTGCGAAAAAGAAGCACAAAATAAAAGAGCCAACACACCAACCGAAGCATCAGCCGAATCCGAGTGGATTCCAGTTAGTGAGAGATTGCCAGAAGAAAGTGGAACGTATCTGACTACAACGGCGAAAGGTTCGGTATGCACAGACCATTTTTATGCGAACTCAAATGATATATGTGGCAGGCATTGGTCATACCACAGACGAAGAGAACCTATCGCATGGAAGCCCCTTCCGAAGCCGTACAGAGAGGATGGTGAGTGATGATTGAATACATCGCCAATGGGATGCCTACATGGGCATACGTCCTTATCGGGATTGCGGTATATGAGATAGTAAGGCGATTGATATGAGAGGATGGTGAAGCATGATATGTTACAAGGATATGACATTCTGCTCAAGAGAATGTGCAAACAAAGACTGCAAGCGGAACAAGAAGAACATAGACAAGCCGCCGCATCTTGAATGGATGCCTGTGGCGTATTCAGACTTTAAGAGTTGTGAGAAATTCAAAGAAAGCGAGGTAAAAGAATGAGCAAAAAGAACTGCCCGATATGTGATTATCCGTTTGATATGTGCCAATGTAGATTTGGTGGCAATGCCCATCCGGACAGAAGCAAAAGAGCAAGAGTTGTAGCAGATCACATCTATCTTTTATCTGACGGACAAATTGAGCATCTAAAGAAAGTGCAGAAATGGTGGAACACAGTATATGACGATGAAGAAATGAATCAGATTCTTGAAGAGTTGGAAAGCGAGGCATAAGAATGACCAAGGCAGAAGCGATAACAATATTGGAAGTGTCAAAGCACATGGCTACAAGCGGCAGAATGTATAACCAAGCCATAGACATGGCAATCGAAGCACTGTCAGAACCAATCAACTGCGTCAAATGCGAACACTATTACGAGACAGAAGAAGACGGCGGCGTTGCGGGGAATTGCAAGGTAGACACAGCACACCTGTCAGAGCGGACAGGGGAGTGGATATTCAATCCGAAAGACGCAATAGAGTTAATGTTCACGAAGCCAAAGTGCTCCAAGTGCGGATTTGAAAGTGCTGACGGTGGCAACTTCTGTTCCAACTACGGTGCGGAAATGAGAGGAGGACGCAAATGAGAGGTACGCCAGACTATACCTATGAGGCGGAGGCGGTCCAGAGACTGCGGCGGGCAAAGGAATACCGATGCGACAAACCAATGAAACGCAGCAAGCTGGCGTCGCTCCGGTATATGAGGGCGGACGATGCACGAAAGTTCCGCTGCCGTGGCGACTGCTCCGCCTGTATCTGCGGGATGGTCAAGAAGGGCGACGGCACCTGGGAACACGTGCGGCTGGATAAGTGAGGGAGAGCGATGACGAAGAGAGTATACATAGCCGGACCGATCGCCGGCATTGACAATTACAAGGACCGCTTCAGGAGGGCGGAGATCCTCCTGGAACGAGCCGGGTACCAGCCGGTCAGCCCGGTGGGCGAAGAGAGCGGCTACACGTACAGGGACTACATCAACCGGGGGCTGTCGAAGCTCGCAACGTGCGACGCAATCTGTATGCTGCCGGGGTGGATGGGGAGCCGCGGGGCGAAGCTGGAGAAGTGGTACGCGGAGACGGTAAAGCTGCCGGTCATGTTCATTGATTCGAAATATGCAAGGGTGAAGGACCTGCCGTTATGAAAAGAGCAAAGAAACCAAAGCAGAAGCGGGTCACCGTAAACCGGGAAGAGCTCAAGGCGATCTGCAACGAACAGGTCCGGAAAGCGTTCCTCATCATGATGACGGCAGCAGCTGATGAGTTGGATCTGGACAGTGACCAGCTCGTCGCCACTGCCAAAAGGGCGGAACGATACGCGGAATATATAGACCAGCACGTTATGAGGCTGGACGAAGTGAGCAGGATCCTAGAGAAGAACGCGGGGATTATTTGGAAATGGTGAAGGTCAGAGACAGATACAAGGCGGCAATCGAATACCTGGAACGATACAAAGAAGCGACCAAAGACGTCGACAGGGCCAAAGCCGAATACGATGAGGAGATGGAACAGATCGACAACATCCGGAGCGCTCTGGGTGGCGACGGGATGCCTCGTTCCGGAGAGATCAACAGGAAGGTCGAGGCCGATGCGATCCGGTTGGAAGACAAAGCTCGGGAACTGATAGAGGTCGAGGTCGCAGCGCTTGAGATCCGGCAGGACATTGTCCGAACGATCAACAAGGTCGGAGGATCTGCGGCGGATGTGCTGATGGAGAAGTACGTCAAGCTCGATGAGAACGGGCGACTGAAGACGTGGCGGGCCGTAGCAGCTGCGGTCGGTTATTCGGTCGACAATGTATACACGCTGCGGCGGAAGGGGCTGGAAGCCGTCGAGAAAATACTGGTTTCGAAAACTTTACAGTAAATTACAGTACATGGTGTGATATTATGATATTGCCAAAATGATGAACAGCATCACAGGCAATTCGATCACCTGGCCGGAGCGATCCGGCAACCTGCCCGGAAGAGACAACGCGGTGCAACTCCGCGACCGGGCGACTACCAACAACCCAGAGAGGACCGAGATTGCTCGGTCCTTTTTCATTGGAGGAATAATATGCGAAAGTACGACGTCGTTTACATACTCAAAGAGCAGGTCACATACGGGGAACTTCGGTTCTCGCTTCGGAGCATCGAGGCCAACATGACACACGGCAAGGTCTGGTTCTATTGCGGATGTCCTGCGGGGATCATACCGGACGAGCACGTTCCGGGTCCGCAGGTCGGGGCGAATAAGTGGGACCGCGTCCGGAACAGTCTGGTCCAGATCTGCAAGAACGACGACATCACGGAGAAGTTCTGGCTGTTCAATGACGACTTCTATGTTCTCCGGAGAATGACACGGACAGTTCCGCTTCATCGAGGGGAGCTGCGGGACCACATCGCCGGCGTCGAAGCAAGGCACGGCGGTATGCCATCGGGGTACACCAGGATGCTCCGGGCGTGTGAGGATAGACTCAAGCTGGCTGGGCTTACGACGCTGGACTATGCGCTCCACGTTCCGATCCTGGTCGACAGGAAGAAGGGACTCGAGACGCTCGAAGCGTTCCCGGACAATCCAATGTTCCGGTCACTGTATGGCAACTATGCAAAGATTGGCGGCGAGTACTTCGAGGACGTCAAGACGATGGACCAGAACAAACAGATACCGGACGACGCGCTGTTCTTCTCAACCGGGAACCGAGCGTTCGGCGGGAAAGTCCTGGAACAACTGCAAAAGAGATTTCCGGAGCCGTGCCGGTATGAGACGGAGTATCATGGCTAAACCATTCGCGAGACAATTCTATAGCAGCAAGGCGTGGCAAGATTGCCGAAACGAGTACGCAAAGCGCCAGCACCATCTCTGCGAGAACTGTCTACGCAAGGGTATATACAAGCCGGGCGTGATCGTGCATCACAAGATAGAGATCGATCCGGTGACGATCAACATACCAGAGATCGCTCTGAACTTTGACAACCTCGAGCTGCTGTGTCGAGAGTGCCACGCGGAGGAACATACCGAGAAGAACAAGGGGCGACGCTATGTTTTCGGATTGGACGGCGAAATTATTTTGCGATAGCCCCCCCTGGTCGCGATTATTTGGACAAAATACATAGACCGAGGTGTGAACTTACAATTTCCTCCGTCTTAGACAAAGTTAGTCCAGATTAGACGAAACTGGGCGGAAATAGGGGAGCCATGGAGGACTATATACTGACATACTACCAGCAGATTAAGGACGGCCGCGTAACAGTAGGCAAATGGATCCGGCTGCTGTACGAGAACATAATCAAGGGACTGGAGGACGGTCTCTTTTTTTATGACATAAAGAAAGCACACCGAAAAATCAACTGGATCGAGAAGCACACGCACCACGTCAAGGGCAAATGGGCTCCGAAGACGATCAAGCTTGAGCTGTGGCAGAAGGCAGCGCTCTCCTTGATGTACGGGATCGTCGACAAGGACGGGCTCAGGCAGTTCAGGGAGGTGTTCTGGCTCATGGGACGCAAGTGCGGGAAGTCGACCGTAGCGACTGGTGTCATCGGGTGCATGATGTACGACGACGACGAGTACGGAGCCGACGTTTACTGCTGCGCTCCGAAGGTCGACCAGGCGGACATCGTATACGACGCCTTCTGGAGGTCTGTGCTGCTGGATCCGGAACTTAGTGCGATAACGAAACCAAGGAAAGGCGACAAGTACGTCAAGGAGACGAACTCGTCGATACAAAAGGTCCCGTTCACGGCTAAGACCGCAGACGGATATAACCCTCATCTCGTCGTCGGTGACGAGATTGCAGCATGGGCCGGAGACAAGGGCCTCAAACAGTACGAGGTCATGGCTTCCGCGCTCGGATCCAGAGAGCAGCCGATGATATTCAGTATCACAACGGCCGGCTATGTGAGCGACGGAATATTTGACGAGCTTATGAAGAGATCGACGCGCGTCCTCCTGGGAGACAGTAAAGAGACGAGGTTGTTGCCGATCCTATACATGATCGACGACCCGGCGAAGTGGAACGACCTTAACGAGCTCAAGAAGTCCATGCCAAACCTCGGGATCTCCGTATCGGTCGACTATATGCTGGAAGAGATCGCGAAGGCTGAGGGGTCACTCTCAAAGAAGGCCGAGTTTATGTGCAAATACTGCAACATAAAGCAGAACTCGAGCCTTGCGTGGCTATCGGCTCAGGACATCGAGGCAATCAGCGGGCCGCCTCTGAAGATGGAGAACTTCCGCGGCTGCTATTGCGTCACAGGGCTCGACTTGTCACAGACGACGGACCTCACGGCTGCGGTCGTTCCGGTCGAGAAGGATGGGGTCCTGAACGTGTTCGCACATTTTTGGATGCCAGCGGAAAAACTTGAACAAAGGACAGCAGAGGACGGGGTCCCGTATCAGGCGTACATCCAGCGCGGTTTTTTGTCGCTGAGCGGCGAGAATTTCGTGGATTATAACGACGTCAAGGACTGGATTGATTCGCTGGTCCGTGACTTCGAGCTTTACCCGCTCCGCAATGGATACGATCGCTACAGCTCCCAGTATTTAGTCAAAAGTCTCGATGCTGACGGGTATGTAACATCGGACGTATACCAGGGCGACAATCTTTGGCCAGTGCTACAAGAGATGGAGGGACTGATCAAGGACCGCAAGGTCAATATCGGGGACAATGACCTGCTAAAGGCTCATCTGTTAAATGCTGCTATAAAAATGAGCACAGAACGAGGCAGAGGGCGCCTCGTAAAAATAAATTCAAGGGCGAGAATCGACGGAGCTGCTGCGTTCGCTGACGCTATGGCTGTCCGTCAGCACGACTACGCAGAAATCGGTTATCAACTCAGGAATGAGGAGTAATTTATGAGCTTATTAGACAAAATATTCCGACCCGCAGAGGCGAAAAAGTCGGAGAAGGCGCTGCAGGAGGCGATGGCGTATTTCCAGACGCTGACGGCATACACGCCAACCTTCACGAACTGGGGCGGCGCAATCTATGAGAGTGAGATCGTCCGGGCCGCAATCGACGCCAGGGCGAGGCACATCTCGAAGCTGAAGGTCGAGACGTACGGGAGCGCGAACCCGTCACTGCAGTCGAAGCTGAGGCTCGGCCCGAACCAATGGCAGACGTGGAGCCAGTTCCTTTACAGGACGAGCACAATCCTGGACGTCAACAATACGGCGTTCATTGTCCCGGTGTTCGATGAGCGGATGGTCATCACTGGGATTTTTACTGTTTTGCCGACGCAGTGTTCGCTGGTCGAATATGACGACGAGATCTGGCTGCGGTATCAGTTCGCGAATGGCCAGTACGCAGCGGTCGAGTTCCGGAAGTGCGCGGTGCTTACGCGGCATCAGTACAAGAGCGATTTCTTCGGGGATTCGAATAAACCGCTTCACGAGACGATGCAGCTGCTCCACATCCAGAACCAGGGCATCGAGGAGGGCGTAAAAAACGCTGCGACGTTCCGCTTCATGGCTCAGATGGCGAACTTCGCTAAACCGGAAGACCTGGCAAAAGAGCGGGAGCGGTTCACAATGGATAATCTGTCGACGGAATCGAAGGCCGGCGGATTTCTGCTGTTCCCGAACACTTATAAGGACATCAAACAGATTGACGTCAAACCGTTCGCGCTCGACGCTGACCAGATGAGGCTGATACACGAGAACGTCTTCAACTATTTCGGAGTAAACGAGAACGTCCTGCAGAACAAAGCGAAGGCGGAGGATCTCGAGGCGTTCTTCGATGGGGCGATCGAGCCGTTCGCGATCCAGTTCTCTGAAGCGACGACCAAGATGCTTTTTTCTGAGAGGGAGCGGGCACAGAGCTCCGGGCTGATCTCGAACGCGAATCGGCTGCAGTACATGAGCACGAGCGCGAAGGTACAGATGGCGAAGGAACTCGGAGACAGGGGCGCGATCCTCATCGATGAGATTCGTGAGCTCTTCAATTACGGACCTTTACCGGATGGAGCCGGGCAAGTCGCTCCGATCCGTGGAGAATATAAAGCCACCGACGAACTGACGGAAACAGGAGGAGACGATGGAAACGAATAAAAGAGAAAAAGAAGCCCTTGACCTGCTCGATAAGAGAATTAGCGAGGGCAGAGAGTACAGACGGACGCGTGACATCGAGATCCGCGAAGCCCAGACGGGAGAAGAACCGGAGAAAATCGTCAGAGGATACGCGACTGTATTCGACGAGGACTATCTGCTATACGACTGGGGCGATTACAAGGTCTGGGAGCGCATCGACCCGCACGCCTTTGATGACTGTGACATGGGCGACGTCATCATGCAGTACGACCACAGAGGGAGGGTCTTCGCGCGGAACACGAACGACACGCTGCAGCTGACCGTGGACGAGCGCGGGCTTGCGATCGAAGCGAACCTCGGGGGCACAGAGATCGGGCGCCAGCTGTACGAGGAGATCGCCGGAGGATATACGACGAAGATGTCCTTCGGGTTCAAGGTGTCGGAAGACAAACGTGAGGTTGTCGAAGATTACGACAACGGTGTCGTCAACGTATACCGAACAATCACCAAAGTGTCGAAGCTGTACGACGTCAGCCCGGTATCGCTGCCGGCAAACGACGCGACAGAAATATCAGCCCGTAGTTACTGCGACGGAGTGATCGCAGAGCTGGAAGCGGAGAGACTGAGGGCGAAAGAGTTAAAACTCAACAGGAAGCGGGCCGAAATCAGAGCCCGCGCTCTTAATGGAGGGATTTAAACCATGAAGAAAGACGAAATTATGGCGCTGTCCTTCGA